CAAATCACTACTGCTATTAGAGATCTATCTAAATCACTAACGCCACCTGATAAAAATGCTATTGGTGATCAAATCACTACTGCGTTCAATGACATGTCTAAGTTGTTGGCAATTGATAAAACCAATATTAACAATCAAATTACCAGTGCAATCAATGACATGTCTAAGTCAATGGCACCTGATAAAAATGCTATTGGTGAACAAATCACTACTGCTATTAGAGATCTATCTAAATCACTAACGCCACCTGATAAAAATGCCGTTAACATCAACGACCAGATCACCACTGCGTTTAATGACCTATCTAAATCACTAACGCCACCTGATAAAAATGCCGTTAACATCAACGACCAGATCACCACTGCGTTTAATGACCTATCTAAATTGCTGATTATTGATAAAAATTCTGTTAACAATCAAATTACCAGTGCAATCAATGACATGTCTAAGTCAATGGCACCTGATAAAAATGCCATTGGTGAACAAATCACCACTGCTATCAGAGACATGTCTAAGTCGTTAACAATTGAACCAGTTAAGTTTGATCCGCCAAGCATACAACAATTGGTCGAAACATATGGGGATGCATTTAGAACATTAATTCCTGGAATGACTGTAAACAAGCAAGGAGACGGCCTTGCTATTGAATTAGGAAGTGTTGCTGATAAACTCAGCATGGCAGTTGACGAAATGTTTGCGGCCATGCCGGAGATGAAAAAACAGTTCAACTATGGCAAAATGGAGCCCGGGGATTTCATGCGGGCCATGTTAGCAACGCCAGAAGGAAAAGTATTTTCAGCCCAAAACGACATTGGGGTACAAGGCAAAAACGGTCCAGAAACTGAAGAGTCAAAAGCACTGAGAGACCAATACGATCTGATTAGGGAAATGATTCGACAGCAAGATAGCGCCGCAATCAAAGCTGGAAAAATGACAGGTGGTAGTATTGAAGATCCGTTGTCTAGAATGGAAGTGTTGGCTGAAGATTATATTAAACGACAACAAGTCCGTGCAGGCTGGGGCACCGGAGATTGGCAAACAGGTGAAGTAGGCAAGCAAAACTTATTTGATGAAAATGCAAAAGTCATTACAGAGTTAGTCAAAGGTCTTCAAGAAAATACCCAAACTGCTACAGAAGATAAAGTAACAGGAATACTAGAAAAGTTTACAAATTCTTTTAAAGAAATGTTTACACAACAGTCTACACAAGGTAATACAGCAACACCAGAGTTGATTGGCGCCATTCAAGAAATGGTTCAGGCCCAACGTGACAATGTTAGTATTAGTAGCAAAATACTTCAAGTAAGTCAAAACTAACGGTAAATATAGCACTATGTCGTGGAAAAAATATTTTAAAGTTGCTAATTCAAATGGTGAACTAAGTCCTTTATCAGGAAAAGGTTCAGACGGACTTCCTGGGTACGGTCGTAACGATGGTAGAGATCCTATGAAAGGACATGCAGACATTGTCTATAGAAACTATGCCAGTAGATTGCCTGAAGTTTACACCGGTCACCCAAATCGTGTTGAGCGTTATAATCAGTACGAGAACATGGATAGCGACAGTGAGATCAATGCTTGCCTTGATATTCTAGCAGAATTTTCTACTCAAAAGAACGAAAACAACTCAACACCGTTTGAAGTACAGTATAACGAAACTCCAACTGACAATGAAATTAATATTATCAAGCAACAGCTTCAACAATGGGTCAAACTTAATAAGTTAGATCAGCGCATGTTCCGCATTTTCCGGAACACATTAAAATACGGAGATCAGGTGTTTGTCAGAGATCCAGAAACATTTGAAATGTACTGGGTAGATATGACCAAAGTGGCCAGAGTTATTGTTAACGAAAGCGAAGGCAAACGCCCTGAACAGTATGTAATTCGTGACATTAACCCTAACTTTCAGAATCTTTCAATCGCAGTTAAAACCACAACTGACTTTCAAAGTAACCCGCCCTCAACTGGTTATACAGCACCGTACAATTATTCAGCACCCAACGCTGGCGCTGGAGGGTCTGGTGGTAATAGATTCTCTGCTGCCATGAACGAAACAGTTATTGATGCAAAACATGTGGTACACTTGAGTTTAAGCGAAGGCTTGGACTTTTATTGGCCGTTTGGCATGAGTGTACTAGAAACAATTTTCCGTGTATTCAAGCAGAAAGAACTGCTGGAAGATGCTGTACTGATCTATCGTGTGGCTCGTGCTCCAGAGCGCAGAGTCTTTAAGATTGATGTAGGCAATATGCCTAGCCACATGGCCATGAGTTTTGTAGAACGTGTTAAAAACGAAATACACCAACGCAGAATTCCTAGTCATACCGGCGGCGGGCAAAATGTCATGGATAGTAGCTATAATCCGTTGAGCATCAACGAAGATTACTTTTTCCCACAAACAGCAGACGGTCGTGGATCATCGGTTGACACATTGCCGGGCGGTTCAAACCTAGGCGAAATTGACGATTTAAAATACTTTAATAATAAAATGTGTCGTGGACTACGTGTACCTAGTAGTTATTTGCCCACAGGCCCAGACGATTCAGATCGCCCAATGAACGACGGGCGAGTAGGAACAGCACTTATTCAAGAGTACAGATTTAATCAGTATTGTGAGCGGTTGCAACGATTGATTGTGCAAAAACTTGATGATGAGTTCAAAATGTTCATGCGTTGGAGAGGATTTAATATTGACTCGGGCTTATTCAGCATTGAGTTTAACCCTCCACAGAATTTTGCCAGTTATCGTGAAGCTGAGTTAGATACAACACGAGTTAGCACATTTGGCGCATTAGAACAAGTTCCTTACCTAGCAAAACGTTTTTTATTAAAACGCTATCTTGGCTTGTCTGAAGAAGAAATTGCCGAAAACGAAGAACTTTGGCATCAAGAAAGAGCACAGCCTGATTCTCCTAGCTCAACTGGTCAGGATTTACGTAGTGTGGGAGTTACTCCAGCTGATTTTGAAACTGATATTCAAACTGGTGAAGAAATGTCAGATGCACAAGCAACCCCTGATCTTGGTGCAGAAGCAGGCCTGGCACCAGGTTCTCAGCCAGCCGCAGGTATCACACCACCAAGTCCTGCGCCAGCAGGATAAATATCATTATGATCTTAAACGAAGTTTATCAGCGTAGTCCAGACGCTTACCAAGACCTTGCACAGGACAACTCTCAACCTAAATTGGGAGGACTTCGCAAGACTAAACTAACACTGAGACAAATCAATAAGCTTCGCCGTATGAACGATGTTCGTACCTATGAGTTTAAAGAAAAACTTAAAAAAGTTCAACAACAATACGCCCCACCGGCGCAACCAATGGCATAATTGATAAAATTTTAATATTTCTGTCAAAAAGTGCAAAAATTTACCATATAACTACCCAGTTTATTGCTTCTGTCTTAAATAAAGCACAGAGCCATTTACATTGGAGGATCTTATGAGTAAATTTGAACAATTAATTGAATACGTCATTAATGACGAAAACGACAAAGCTCGCGAGCTTTTCCACAACATCGTTGTAGAAAAAAGTCGTGCCATCTATGAAGAAATGATGGAAGAAGAGGACCTTGAAGAAGCTAAAGACGAAGAGTCTGATGCTGAGGAACTTGACGAAGCCAGCGAAGAAGAATTAGATGAATCAGAAGAAGAACTTGACGAAAACGACCTAGGCGGCGATCAAGCTGACGATCTGATTGATGATATTGAAACAGAAGAACAGGGTCTAAGCTTTGAAGATGAAGACGACGGCGAAGAAGGCATGGAAGACGAAGAGTCTGCTGAAAACCTTGAAGACCGTGTTGTCAACCTTGAAGACAAGTTAGACGAACTAATGGCCGAATTTGAAAGCCTAATGGGCGACGAAGCCGGTGAAGAACACATGGACGGTGACGACATGGGTGGTGAAGAAGAATTTGGCAGCGAAGACGATGGCATGAGCGACGAAGAAGTAGCTGATGACGAGTTTGAAACTGAAGGTATGTTCCAAGAAGCTGTTACTTTAAAAGCTGTTGCAAAACCAAACAACAGTGAAGAAGCTAACAACAAGAAAAGTGTAGTAGCTGCCAACAGTGGCGCCCGTGGTGCAATGGCTAAGCCAGTACACGCAGGTGCTAACGAAGGTGGTCATCATGACACAGCCGCATACAAAAACACCACTAAAGATTTGATTGGTAAAGTTGGTAATACACCAGCTCAGTCAACTCAGCGACCAACTCCAGCTACAAAGCCACAATTAGGCCAAGCCGCTGGTGTTAACACTAAGCCAGTAATTGGCAAATAAGGACGACAGGTAATGGCTCTTTACCTAAAAGAAAACCTTACGTTCGACGCCGCTCGCATGATTGTGGAAGGCACCGAAGGTAAGGATCTTTATATGAAGGGCATCTGCATCCAAGGCGGAGTGCGTAATGCCAATGAGCGTGTATACCCTGTTAACGAAATTGAAAAAGCAGTTCGAACATTAAACGAACAAATCACAACAGGAAGCTCAGTCTTGGGGGAAGTAGATCACCCTGACGATCTTAAAATTAATCTTGACCGGGTTAGCCATATGATCACAGAAATGTGGATGGATGGCCCAAATGGATTCGGCAAGTTAAAGATTTTACCAACACCAATGGGCCAACTAGTTAAAACTATGTTGGAAAGTGGTGTTAAATTAGGAGTTTCGAGCCGCGGTTCCGGAAACGTAAACGAGGCCAACGGACATGTCAGTGACTTTGAAATAGTCACTGTAGATGTGGTT